AAACTGAAAGTTCTTCTCGAACATTTCGTTCTGCGGGTACGATGGGTTGTTTACGAATGTGATTGTAGGAGGAGCCAAAGGTGGCTGCTTGGCCACCGTGATGTACAACAGCTTCTCTTCGCTGGTTCCACTAAGAAACGTAGACGGATAGCCTCCGTTGCCCGTAAGGCTCTGCTCTGCCTTAGTAGCGTTTATCTTTTTCGGAACGCTAAGGCCATCATTGAGGTAGAGAAGGATGTCCGTGTTGGAATTGCGCACGATAGACATCTGCACAAACGAATCCTGAGAAAACTGCAGTACTGAAGTTTGGTAGACCTTGTACGCCTTCTTTCCGTTTGCATCATAGCGGATAATCAAATGGTTTCCACCGCTATTGTATACGGCAAAGTAGATTTGGTTGGTTGTCTCGTCCGCAACAGAGCCAATCGTCTTGTTGGTTCCAGCAGGCATTGAGCCATTCTCAAGCGTGCTAGACCGTGCTACGTTTCCGTAAGCATTTTTGATTACAAGCGCATCTCGTTCAACGTCAACTGACACACGCAGGTTTTGCGCGTCAGTCATTTCTACGTTCTTTACGAGGCGCTCATCATCATCGGTGTTGAGATAGCGCGGTATGAGCTTATCAATAGACGGCATAGGTTATGCTTTAGGACTGAGACGGTAGTTGCGACGGATGATTTGCAAAGCATCATCCTTGCTGAACGACTTCAGACGGGCGTTTGCCAGACGGAGCTGGTTGTAGTATTCGGCACGTGCACGCTGCTTTTCCCCCATCGGGACGCTGGACTTTCGCTCCAGCGTCTTCCAATAGATGTATGCCCTTAGGGCTTCTTCTGCAGCGGTCGGTACACATGGGTTTTCACATTTAGCTTCGTCAGAGATGTACTCAATAACCACTTGAGTGGTGTCGGACAGCATAGAAATCTCAATGCGATTCTCTGCCCAGTTCATGCGATATTCACCAGCACCCTGGCCTCCACCCATGCCGTAGAGACGACCCACAGTCGTCTCAAAGATGAAGTTGCGGAACACATACGAATCAAACCCAAGAAGGTAGTCTGGCACATCGGCAGCAGGCTGATTCTTCAAGAGATTCATGTTCTTGTTCTCTGCGAAAACGTAGATAAGGCCGTCGTTACCAAGCTGTCCGATTTTGGTCAGGGCCAACAGGTCGCTAGGAATCTCTACGTATCCGTACTGCTCGTTTACCGTAAGCTGCGTACTCTTGATATTCGCAGAGATGTCCATTCCGAACTCACGAATACCACGAAGTGCGTACTGGCGGATTTGGTAATCAGATACATTGGACGCGTAATCGTCCTCCTGCATCGCAATGATGTAGTCGTTGATTACCTGGTCTAGTGCAATAAATGCGTATGATGTAGCCATTATTGAGCTTCGTCTTTAGCGGTTTCACTTGCTGCGTAGTTGTACACATCGTTGTCTCTTAGGTTGACACCAACAAGCGTCAGAATCTCGGTAACAATCTCAGTGAAATACTGCTCTGGGAGCTCAAAGTCAACGCTGTTCGCAGCTGAATACAGCTCAACTCCTGGAACTACCGAGGTGTATCCATACGTTGGTGCAGCGGTTGTTTTTGCCCCAGTGGTTGGAACGATTCCCTGAGGAAGCTTGTAGTAGCGAAGCACGATAGAAGTGACGCTCGTATTCACGTTTGGAAAAACCTCAATCTGATTTCCAATCAGAGCAACTGGTGCAGTGCTCGTAGGCTTAGACAGGTCGCTATTTAGGATTCTGTCGATGTGCTCCGTGTTGTACACAACCTGGACCTGGTATTGCTGGTACTGACCGAGCACATACTTTCCCGGAGTGGTGATTGAAATGACACGAGCAAAATCTGCCGGCTTGTCAACCACACCAGAAGTCAAGTTCAACGTTGCCTTCTTTGAAAACGTCGATAGGTCTTCTTCAACCTTTTTTGCCTTCGCAAACTGACGTTGAGCGTCGGTTCCTGCCCGACGCATTCGCACAGCAAGACTCATTTCGTCAAACAAACGGTTGAATACGTTCATCTGAGCGATGCCTGCGAACTCATTGAAAATGGCCGGCGTGATGAATCCACGCTGGTCTTTGTTCGCTATGTCTTTTACTGCACGGTATACTCTTTCTACACTTGCCATAGTCTTTGGCTTTGAAGCAAATATACAAAAAGAAAAAGGGGGCCTAAGCCCCCAGATTCGTCAGACCGCGGATACCAACCAGAGTGGCCTGACGCTTGATGTGTGAAACAAATTTACGACAATTTTTCGAGTCGTGAAACAAGTTCCTCATATACAGACGCTCCCTTTTCAGTCAAGCAGAAACGTACCATGATATCTGTCGGGTCTTGGCCGGCAGGAACAGACAGAATCAAACGACCGCTATCAAACCAGTACACTCCATCAGGACGCAATGAAATGATTTGGAAGTCATTTGATTGGATTACTGCAGAGCGGCATTTGACACGTGGGTCATCGAACATCTTCATGAATGCCTCTGGATTCGCCTTAGCTTCTGTGAGAAGCTCACGGCGAATTTCAATGGTCTTCTGTTGGATGTTGATGCCGAGAGCTACGGCTACAGCAAGTAGCTCGTCCAGCTCTTTGTTGCGCACAAGCGCGACAGCATCGTGGAGAAGGAACTCACGGTCAACCTGGGCCTGTACATCGCGGCTGCGCTCTACAAGAGTGAACAGCTCACCACCGTTGGCACGGTTCTGTGGGTGTAGGTCAAGGAACGCAGCCAGGTTCGGCTTGTTCTCGGGTACAATCAGCATTCCGTTACGGAAGATGATGTGCTCACGGCGAGCGTTAGAGCTTTGCTCATCCATGTATACGCTAGGCTCGTTAGGGCAGTAACGAATTCCACGCACTTGGCGGGTCTCCTTGTCGTATACGGTTGATTCAGATTTGATTTTGCAAACAATGCCACCTCCGTAAGGAATCTCATAGATTTTCTGAAGGCTGGGTGTTTGCTCCCGCTTTACAACGGGTACTCCGCGGTTAACTGTTGGAGTGGGTGCCTCGATGACACGGGGTCCGCGCTTGGCGGGTGCTGGGGTTTGTTCAGTGCTCATTGCTTAATGAAATTGAGAATTAAAGAAAAGAAGGGGGCCGAAGCCCCCTTCCTATTTCCAGGTTTAACCTTTGATAAGGATATGCTGGTTGGCGGCGCGAGTTACCAGAGCGCACTCCGAACGGTAGTTGAACTGCAGTGAGTCCTCGTTCGTGTTAGCAACGCCCAGGATAGAACCGGTCATCCAGTGCTCCATTTCGCGGCTGTAACCATTCGTGTCCTTGTAGTTAAGCTCCAAGGCAGCGGCGCGGTTGCCGGTCTTGGGGTCAACAACAGTGGTCATCGGAATCATTACACCGAGGTACTTAGAACCAGACAGCAAGGTCGGGTCGTTAAGAAGCTTCCAAGAGTGCTTGTGGAACGTGTAAGAACCACGAGAGAACGACTTGAAGCCCAGCATTGCAGCTTCGTTCACCTTACCACCGAATGCGTTAACACCGATAGTAGCGCTTCCGAATCCAGCAGCACCGTTCAACGTAGCAACCATGTCGTCGATGTCGAGGTCTTGGTCGGTATTGACGTACATGGCGTACTCAGGAGCAGCACCTTGCTTGTCAAGTTCAGCAACCAGGATGTCCATCTCGGTCAAGTCGCTAATCAAACCAGACTGTACGATACCGCGGTTCTCGATGGCAGAGAAGTAACCTTCACCAGCCGTAGGAAGACCTCCGATATTCGTAGTGGTCAGGGTGTTGCTGATGCTCTGGCCGAGCAACAACATCATTTCACGCTTGTCGAGGAAGCGAGCACGGGTGTCCATTTCGCCCTTAACGTACCAGCGGTAGTCGCCGTTGCCGACGTTAACCCAGCCGATGTTCGTTGCTTGCGAACCGGTAACCTTAAATACTTCCTTGATGATGCTGTACGGGTTCGTACGCTTGATTACGTTAGATTCCAAGTAACCAGCGTTTTGGTCAGAACCTTGAGCAAACAGGTTGCCGATAACCGGAAGGTTAACAGAAGCCGTGCTTACAGAAGCAGTCAAACCAGAGCTAGAAAGAGCTTGGAAGGTGTAGTTAGCGGTAGCGTTGTAAGCTACTTCACCGGTCGGGCTGATAGCCGTAACGATGAAGCGGTCTTGACCACCAACAAGAACTACGTCATTCAAACGAAGAACAGAAGCGTCGCTGGTTGCCTTTTGGCCTACGAACGTGGTAGCAGCAGCAGCGGCAGAAGCCGTAGGTGCAACAGTTGCGTAAGCGTGCAAGCGAGTCTCTTCCCAGTACTGAACCTCATCGGCGGTACCGTTTCCGCGTACGGCGCCTGTAAGGTTTAGAAACCCCGTAAGACCACCGCTGATTTGCTGGTAACCGTAGGTTTTAACCAGTTGGTCGCGGTTGTCGGGAGCGTTTACTTCGTCGATGTAGTCGGCCAAGGAGGTGTACTTGGTCGGGTCAAGGCGGCGGAATACTGCTGCCTTGTTATCATTATACACGGGAGGTGCACTAGATGTAGCCATGATTTATGCTAGATTTTGAATGTTAGAGTTTGTTGCCGTCCGAGCGCATCTAAGATTTGCTCAGCTAAGGCATTTTTTTGGTTTTGTACTGGTGCGACTGGAGTAGATGCGTCCACATTAGCAGCGCGTTCAACGATTGCTCGCTGACCATCGCTAAGACCCTGCTGGTAGATGCTCTGCAGGATGTTCGGAAGATTGTCCGTCACCGTGCGGTGCATATTCCATAGGTCGTGGTCCCAGTTGCCCTGGTCGTCCATGTACTTATCGAAGAACTTATCCATCTGCACATTCTCCTGAAACAATTCGTTGCGGTAGGATTCGGGGATGCCGTAGTTGAACTCTTTTCCGTTGGGCAGGTCAAATGAAATCTGTCCAAGCTCACCGAGTGACTGGTGCATTCCGCGCATCCAACTCTCATCGAAAGGATTCTCAAATGAGTCAAATGTTTGCTGTTCTTCAAACTCAGGCATTTGGAATTGCTCACGGAGCGTTTCCATTTGCGTACGAGCTTTTGTAGCGTCAAGCTTTAGCTGCAGGCTACCGAGGCGAATGTCATCTTCGCTGTAAACTGAGTCATCCAGTTTGTATTTGCTGGACAGCAACAGGTTTACTTCTTCGTTAGAAAGATTGGGATATTCACTTGCGATATTGATTCGCACCGCGGTCAAATCATCCATTTCGGATGGGTCTAGAGCTTGGTAGCGGAACCAATCTTCAGGAGAACGTCCTGTCTTGGCAACGAAGTCTGCGATAACTTGAATGCGAGGGTCAAGTTGAGCATACAAATCGGAGAACTCATCATCACCCATTCCAGAGAATGCGTCATCAGTAGGCGTTTCACCAAAGATGTCGTCCGGGAACGGCATGAATTGTCCCCCGTTAGAGGGTTCTGTCAAAGAACTCGGCTCACTTTCCGGTTGCCCCTGAGCTTGTGGCTCAGGTGCTCCCGCAGGCTGAGTCGATTCCTGCGCTTGCGGAGCTGCTTCGGCTGGTGCCGGAGCGGGCTCCGTAAATTGTTCTCCGGCGTCACTCATCAGAGATGCTGGCGGCGTATCTGACACCGTGAACCCTGCACTTGTGAGCGCCTGCTCCATTTGTGATTCGACTGAATTCATAGAAATTTATTTAATGGTTTATGCAAATGTATAGATATGACCACTTTGCATTTCGCGTGAGTTAAGAACGAAACTTCTTGACCTTCTTTGCTATTGATTTAGGCTGGGCTACAAACTGCTTTCCTTTAGCTGTCCCTTCTCTCTTAGCTCTGCTTGTTGCAGCGTACTCAGCTGAAGACAGGGACTTTATGGCTTTCTCTGGCAGATAGCGTTCTCCCGTTTCAGATGATGGCTTACCACTTTTTGTACGCCAGTTCTGCTGGGTCCACTTTGAGAGAGAAGTCGAGCGCTTGGGTCCCGCGTATGAGCCTCCGGCTTTCTTGTATAACGAAACGGCTAATTGGGCCTTCCTCGCGCTCCACTCCCCAGCGTCCCCACCCTTGGTGCCAGCCTTCACTTGGGAGACTATTCGCTTCCACAATGCTGGGTTCTTTTTGGTAGCTGTTGCCATCAGATTCCACGGGTATATTTTTGAGACTTTGGAGGCATCTTCTTGTCAGCGCTTGGGCCACCCCAGAAAAACCTATTAGCCCAGTAGGCTGCACTGCTAGGACCCTTAGCAATGTTCTTTGCATGGCGGGTCTTGAAAGCTTTGCGGGCCTCTGGGCTATAGTTGTGACCCATCTTCTGGTCACCAAATCGTATGATTCTGGGCCGGCCGTCTATCTTGACGGCAACAATGCCCTTCTTCGTAGGATGAGATGGAGTCTTCTTTGGCTTGCTGAAGCCTGAAAGACCATACCTCTTAAGAAAGTTTGCATCATTTGCCATAAAGGCAAAGATAGCAAACTACCGATAGTGTTCTCCCCCCGCCCAAAGCACGAGAGACTCTCGTAATCCGGACGTTACAGGTGTCACTCGGTGTAACAAATATGATGGGAAAATTGTCACGGTACCAAGCGTTTTAGATGCTGTCCCAATCCCGGCACCGCTACGAATTTCTAGTTCTCCGCCCTCATAAGCTTTGTCCTCCGACAGTTGAACCACCAGCGATATCTTCCGATAAGAAAGCTCATCTGGCCCGGTATCCAAGTGCCAATCGTAAAAGCCCTTCTCGGTACCGTCGTACTGAGTGTACTGAATAGAGTCAAGAACGCTGTATAGGTCGAAGTCCCACATATTCTCATTGGCCACTTTGATGTAATTCATAAGGCGGTCGTATACCCAGCCAAATGATTCATTCTTGGGCAGCCACTTGATGTTAGACCTGCGAACAACGCTAAGGGCCTCGCCAGTTGCATGACTGGCAATGCCGGCCTTTGAGAAGTTGACCTTATCAATTTCCTTTTTGATTTTAGCTACCTCATCAGGAGAAAAAGCCGCCTCAAAGAAATACCACCCCGTCATATCGCGAGGCTTTCCGGGTTCAAAGATTAGATTTAGATTCATTATTTAGGTTTGTTACAGAATGAAACAAGTACAAAACGCTTACCCTTGGTTACAGCGCGAGCGCCATGTCGGTGAGTAATGACCGATGGATGGATAGAGATGTGACCAGTCTTGCCCTTGTGAAGCTGCTTCTGTCGCCAGAAATACGTACCGCCTCCTTCATAATCATCGTTGAGTGCCAATACCATGGAAATTGAAGCACTGTCGTGATGCAGTGCTAAGTGCCCCTGTACCGCTTCATCGTACTTGATAATGAAGTTCTCACTAGCGAGAATTGGCCACTCCTTTCCTTCAAGAGCCCACTTCTGAATGGCTACTGGGTAAACGAACTCCTCAAGGATTCGCTGGTAGTGCTCCTGCAGCCCAAGTTCATTGATTAGCATATCACAAGTAGGATAGAAGTAGTGTCGGTTTCTAGTCCACTTCTGAGATTCTTCCGCTTGCTCTATCAGCAAGCTACAGAATTCTTCGGTGAATAGCGGGAATGTGAACACATCGGCAATCGGCTCATCAACAATTAGTTCCCACTCTTTTGTTTTTGCTGAGTAGGTCACAAATTGCTCTACGAATTCCTCGTAGCTGTAGTTATTTAGATTCATTCTAAATAGTGTTGGTTGTTTCTCTGTTGTGGATGTCTCTTTGGTGCTACTTTGACCAAAGAAAGATGGGACTGTCGCAAGCGCTTTGCTGTCCTTCCAAATCCAAGACAAGTCTTTCCGAGGATGGTCACAAAACGTAGCGCTTAGGAACTCATCAAGGGGAATAATTGAGTCATGAAAGTTTTGCTCAAGAAGGAGCCGACAGCCATTATTAGTCAACATATAGGCGTGTGTCGTATACGTATATCCTGGCTGAACAAGATTCTCGGTTACGGTCCGAACTGGACTATTCACGAAACTATGTCCAAGGTATAGTATGGTCCAATCTTCAGACGTGCGAATGGCCTCCTTGTTAAATGGCCGAATGACCGTAAAGTCCTCTTCAAGAATCAGAATTTTCTTGAATCCGTTATTGTGTGCGTCATTCCAAATCCTCCAGTGAGAAACAGCGCATCCAATTTCTCCAGGCAGAACATCGCGGTTCCACCAGCTATTTGGGCTGTTGATTTTCCAGTCCTTCCAAACCCTGATATTGGGGGGCATGAGACGATTTGTATATCCATTGGTAGCCTCAAAGACTACTACATCCTTAGATTGAAGACCGGAGGATGCAAACCGAGACAACAGCTCTTCTTTCTTTTGGTCTGTTGGGTCAAGGCAAACGATGTATGTCCTATCCACAACATACTCCGTCGCAACCGGTGATGTTGGGATGAACTCAACGGCATTTAGTACATTTTCATAACTTTCCATTTCTGATTGATTTTGAATTTCATAAAACAATGATTCCCACTCATTTACAACATTGCTCCAGAACCTTGACGCTACGTACTCATCAACGCACTTCCAGCAGTCGATACTATGAGCAAATTCACTTAGCGTATCTGCAAGTCCAGCAATTGCATTTGCCATTGGTCTTACGTGATGCGCAAGCATTTCAATAGCTGTAATGCAATATGTTTCATTGTACTGAGTCGGGTAATACCAGTACTGCATTTGGCTAAGTAATCCATAGAGCTCTTCTTGAGAAAGAGCTCCATGGTATATGATGTTCGGATTCTTAGATATCCTATATAGAAACCGCGACTCAAGATATTCAATACCATACCTGGGAGTACATATATGCAGTTCTCCAGATATTACTCCTGCCTCAAAGTCGTCAAGGACTTTAGAGAGCCCGCGCTCTGCATGAGACGTGTACACGTATGAATCTACCCTCTTTTTCCCCGCGCCTCTGATTTTCTTTGCGTCAATACCATTCCCTATGATAGAAACTTTGTCACCATGAGTTCCATACCTTGAAATGAAATCGTTCTTGTGCCACCTAGTTAGGCAAATGATTCTGTCGGTTGAATCAAACGCATGGTCAATTTCATCGTCTGACATCCTGACTCCATTGTACCAGAAGTACGGCTCTTCGTTATGAAGCCAGAACAGCTTTTTGTCTACGCTGAAGCCATCAAATGGCTTCAAGTAGTGCAGGTATCCAACTCCTACTAGAAAGTCTATCTCCTTCGGGATATTTGACTTGTTCTCAAACGAACAATAAGTTACACTTCCAGTAGGATAGTCCGTGTGCATTGGCTTAACTTCTCCAAACACATACACATCGTGCCCAAGCTTTGCAAGCTCGTCAGAAATACTAATCACGCACTGTTCAGTACCACCCGGACCGCCTGTCTTTGCGTTCCATGGTTTTGAAAAGTAACCTACGTGAAATACTATGTTCACTGCTCAGTAGAGAAGAAGAAGGTTTGGAACAGCCTTCCGTTTTCTAAGCTGTTGCCGAAATAGTCTAGAGATGAGTGAAACTGCTTACCGCGGTATAGTATCAATCTATTGTACACATTCCCGACAGATGCAGTAAGCTCCCACTTTGTCATGTCCTGTGAGTCATCATTCCAGTCACCTTCTCCGTCAGAAGACCAGGTTAGTCCTGATTTCTTATGACGAAAGAATCCAGTTCCACTAGATAGTGGGGCATTGGGCGTCAAGTACACGACTCCCGCCCACTTTGTTCCCACATCTGCGTGTATCCACGAGCGGTCTTTCGCTGTTGTTATTTGGTATGCTCCATTGTAGTCCGACGGGAAATGATTGATTTTGCCAGCGTGTGGACCAACTATTGATTGTAATACGTCAAATGCGCTTTGATTTGAAAAGCTCTTTGTCCTAGCGCCAGGAAAGTTTCCAGTGACATTGAAGTCCTGAGCCAGAGCAAATGCTCGAACCTCATCAGGATTGCTGTAGAAACCATCTACAATGAAAGCATTTAGCATCATGTCAATTCAATTTGATGCTCAAATGTAGTGAATTAGATGTAAGAAAACAAACAGGGCGCCTTTTTGGGGCGCCCTTGTTTTCTTATGCCGTCCACGCTGGAACGTAATAGTCGGTTCCACCAACGGCCACCCTGACCCATCCAGCTGCATTATATCCTGCATCACTAGGCGGCGCATTCTGGAATCCACACGCATCACACCCGGCCCCAGAAGCCGTAAATGCAGAGGCAGCCGGCTCTCCCTTTTGACCCTTTGGACCCTGTGAACCAGTAGGACCAGTAGGACCAGCTGGTCCTTGAGCTCCCTGAGGACCAGTAGCACCCGTTGCACCCTTTTGACCTTGAGGTCCAGTAGGTCCAGCTGGGCCCTGGGGTCCAAGAGGACCAGTAGGACCAGTGGGTCCAGTGGCTCCTTGTGCACCAGTATTACCTTTTGCTCCCTGAGGACCGGTAGGGCCGGCGGGGCCTTGAGGTCCAAGAGGGCCAGTCGGGCCAGTGGGGCCAGCAGGTCCTTGAGCTCCAGTATTGCCTTTCGCACCCTGCGGGCCAGTAGGTCCAGCAGGTCCCTGAGGTCCAAGGGGTCCAGTAGGACCAGTAGGACCAGCAGGACCTTGAGCTCCAGTGTTACCTTTTGCGCCCTGAGGTCCAGTAGGTCCAGTAGGTCCAATAGGTCCAGTTGCACCCTGGGCTCCAGTTGCGCCTTTCTGCCCTTGAGCACCCTGCGGTCCAGTTGGCCCAGTAGGACCGGTTGCGCCCTGAGCACCAGTATCGCCTTTAGGTCCTTGAGGTCCAGTTGGTCCCGTAGCACCCTGAGGTCCAGTTGGACCCTGAGCTCCAGTTACGCCCTTCTGACCCTTTGCGCCCTGTGGGCCCGTGGGGCCCGTGGGGCCAACAGGACCAGTAGGACCCTGAGGACCAGTAGCTCCCTGAGGGCCAGTAGGACCTTGGGCTCCGGTTACACCTTTTTGGCCCTTTGAGCCCTGAGCTCCAGTTGGACCTTGAGGGCCAACAGGACCAGTAGGACCAGTAGCTCCTTGTGGGCCAGTAGCTCCAGTGTTTCCTTTTGCACCTTGTGGACCAGTGGGTCCAGTTGCACCAGTATTACCCTTTGCTCCCTGTGGTCCAGTTGGTCCCGTAGCACCTTGTGGACCAGTTGGACCCTGAGCTCCAGTTACGCCCTTCTGACCTTTGGAGCCTTGTGCTCCAGTTGGACCTTGAGGGCCAGTAGGACCAGTAGCTCCCTGCGCTCCAGTATTACCCTTAGCTCCTTGTGGACCAGTTGGGCCGGTGGGACCGGTTGCACCCTGAGGTCCAGTTGCACCAGTATTTCCTTTTTGTCCTTTTGGACCCTGAGGACCGGTTTGACCATCCTGTCCTTTTTCGCCTTTTTCACCAGGTTCACCTTTCTTTCCTTGGGCTCCTTGTGGTCCAAGCGGACCAGTTGGGCCAGTAGGACCAGTAGGACCAGTGGGACCCTGAGCGCCAGTAACGCCCTTTTGACCTTTAGACCCCTGAGGACCAGTCGGGCCAGTGGGGCCAGTAGGACCAGTAGGACCAGTGGCCCCAGTATCACCTTTAGGTCCTTGAGGTCCAGTAGCACCTTGTGGTCCAGTAACTCCCTTTTGACCCTTTGCTCCCTGGGCACCCTGAGCTCCTTGCGGTCCAGTGGGTCCAGTGGGACCAACATCCCCCTTAGGCCCTTGTGCTCCCTGTGGTCCAGTAGCTCCCTGAGGGCCAGTTGGGCCTTGAGCTCCAGTTACACCTTTTTGCCCTTTACTGCCCTGGGGTCCGGTTGGGCCCTGAGCACCAGTATCACCCTTAGGTCCTTGAGGTCCAGTAGCGCCTTGTGGTCCAGTGACTCCCTTTTGTCCCTTTGCGCCCTGAGCACCCTGAGCTCCTTGCGGGCCAGTGGGTCCAGTAGCACCTTGAGGACCAGTAGCGCCAGTTGCACCTTTTTGACCATCACGTCCCTTTTGACCCTTGTCTCCTTGACTTCCCTTTTCACCAATATCACCCTGGGCTCCTTTAGGACCAGTTGGTCCAGTAGGTCCAGTTGGGCCAGTAGGACCAGTAGGGCCAGTCGCCCCGGTATCACCCTTTGGCCCCTGTGCACCAGTTGGGCCCGTAGCACCCTGAGGTCCAGTGACACCTTTTTGGCCCTTTGCCCCTTGAGCACCCTGAGCTCCTTGCGGGCCAGTAGGGCCAGTCGGTCCTTGAGCTCCAGTATTGCCTTTTGAGCCCTGAGGTCCAGTAGGTCCAGTAGGTCCAGTTGGCCCCTGAGGACCAGTAGCGCCAGTTGCACCTTTTTGACCATCGCGGCCCTTTTGACCCTTGTCTCCCTGACTTCCTTTTTCACCAATATCACCCTGGGCGCCCTTTGGTCCGGTGGGGCCAGTGGGTCCGGTGGGACCTGTTGCTCCTTGAGGACCTTGAGCTCCGGTTACACCCTTTTGACCTTTAGAACCCTGTGGGCCAGTTGGTCCAGTTGGGCCTGTAGGACCAGTAGGCCCTTGTGCCCCAGTGTCGCCCTTAGGCCCAGTGGGACCAGTAGGACCCTGTGCTCCGGTATTTCCTTTTGTTCCTTGAGGCCCAGTGGGGCCAGTTGGTCCAGTTGGGCCAGTTGGGCCAAGGTCGCCTTTTGGACCCTGATTACCATCACGCCCCTTCTGACCCTTGTCTCCTTGACTTCCTTTTTCCCCAATGTCACCTTGAGCACCTTTAGGCCCAGTGGGACCGGTGGGACCAGTTGCGCCAGTATTACCTTTTGCACCCTGTGGTCCAGTTGGTCCAGTTGGTCCAGTCGGTCCAATGTCACCCTTTGGACCCTGTGGTCCAGTTGGGCCCGTTGGGCCTTGTGCTCCAGTAGCTCCCTTAGAACCTTGAGGGCCGGTAGGACCGGTAGGACCAGTAGGGCCTAAATCACCTTTTGGACCCTGGTTTCCTTGCGGACCTTGTGGTCCATCTTCACCTTTACGTCCTTTTTCACCAACAGGACCAGTAGGGCCTTGAGGACCAGTTGGTCCAGTAGGTCCAAGGTCGCCCTTCGGCCCTTGGTCACCCTTAGGCCCCTGAGCACCAGTCGCGCCCTTATTTCCTTGAGGTCCAGTGGGTCCAGTTGGTCCTTGTGGGCCAAGGTCACCTTTTGGACCCTGGTTGCCGTCGCGGCCTTTCTGGCCTTTGTCTCCTTGACTTCCCTTTTCCCCAATGTCACCTTGAGCACCTTTAGGTCCGGTGGGACCGGTGGGACCAGTTGCGCCAATGTTACCTTTTGCACCTTGTGGTCCAGTTGGGCCAGTAGCTCCAGTGTCGCCTTTTGCACCCTGTGGTCCAGTTGGGCCCGTAGGTCCCTGTGCTCCAGTATTTCCCTTTGTTCCTTGAGGTCCAGTAGGCCCAGTTGGACCCTGTGGACCAAGGTCACCTTTCGGGCCCTGTGCACCCTTATTGCCATCACGTCCCTTCTGACCCTTATCTCCAATTTCACCTTTATTCCCTTTGTCGCCAGTAGGTCCGGTATTTCCTTGACTTCCTTTGGCGCCAGTTGGTCCAGTTGGTCCAGTTGGTCCAGTTGGGCCAGTAGGTCCAATATCTCCCTGGGGGCCCAAGTCGCCCTTAGGGCCTTGGTCCCCCTTAGGGCCCTGACTACCTTTTGTGCCTTGGTCTCCTTTGGGGCCTTGGTCGCCTTTTGGACCCTGAGCACCCTTGTTACCATCACGACCTTTTTGACCTTTATCTCCAAGCTCTCCCTTACTGCCCTTGTCGCCGGTAGGACCAGTATTTCCCTGGGAACCTTTTGAACCCTGGTCGCCCTTGGGACCTTGGTCTCCCTTGGGGCCTTGAGCACCAGTATCGCCTTTGGGTCCTAGCTGTCCGTCACGGCCCTTTTCGCCTTTCTGGCCTTCAATGCCCTGTGGACCCTGGTCTCCTTTTGGTCCCTGCGGGCCTAGAGGTCCAGTTGGTCCTATCGGACCAGTGGCGCCAGTTGAGCCCTTGTCTCCCTGGCTTCCTTTAGGTCCAATATCTCCCTGAGGGCCAAGGTCTCCTTTGGGCCCCTGGTCGCCCTTGGTTCCTTGTGGGCCTTGAGCACCCGTAGCACCTTTTGGACCTTGGTCACCCTTGGTTCCTTGAGGACCCTGAGCACCTTTATTGCCATCACGACCTTTTTGGCCCTTATCACCAAAGTCGCCCTTGTTGCCCTTGTCTCCAGTGGGTCCAGTGTTGCCTTGAGCACCTTTGGCTCCGGTGTCACCTTTTGGTCCCACTTCACCTTTAGGACCAACTTCGCCCTTCGGTCCAACTTCTCCCTTAGGACCCGGGGCCCCCTTGTTGCCATCACGGCCTTTTTCTCCTTTATCTCCGAAATCTCCTTTGGTTCCCTTGTCTCCGGTAGGGCCTGTATTTCCTTGAGAGCCCTTGGCACCCTGGTCTCCCTTCGGCCCAACTTCACCTTTTGGACCTAGTTCGCCCTTGGGACCAACTTCACCTTTAGGCCCCTGAGCGCCTTTATTTCCATCACGGCCCTTCTCGCCCTTGTCACCAAAGTCTCCTTTATTTCCTTTATCTCCAGTTGGGCCAGTATTTCCCTGAGAGCCTTTGGTTCCTTGGTCGCCTTTTGGACCAACTTCTCCTTTCGGACCTAGTTGTCCGTCGCGGCCCTTTTGACCTTTTTCTCCGATGCCCTTATCTCCTTTGTCTCCTTGGGCTCCAGTGCTTCCTTTAGGCCCTACTTCTCCCTTGGGACCTTGGTCACCTTTCGGTCCTTGAGCCCCTTTGTTTCCATCGCGGCCCTTATCTCCTTTGGCTCCAAGGTCTCCCTTATCGCCCTTATCTCCATTAGTTCCAGCAGTTCCCTTAGGTCCTTGGTCGCCTTTTGGGCCTGGAGAACCGTCGCGGCCTTTCTCACCCTTGGTTCCAAGTTCACCTTTGTTTCCTTTGTCGCCATTGGTTCCGGCGGTACCTTTTGGTCCTTGGTCACCTTTGGGACCGGGAGAACCATCACGGCCTTTTTCACCTTTGTCTCCCTCTCCCTTTTGGCCCTTGTCTCCGGCAGAGCCCTGAGCCCCCTTGGGGCCTTGGGCTCCCTTGTTACCGTCGCGGCCCTTTTCGCCTTTTTCACCTTCTCCCTTTTGACCCTTGTCTCCATTGGTTCCGGCAGTTCCCTTTGTGCCCTGGTCTCCCTTCGGACCTTGAGCTCCCTTATTTCCGTCGCGGCCCTTTTGGCCCTTATCTCCAAGGCCTTTGTCTCCTTTGTCTCCGGCAGGACCCTGGTCGCCTTTAGGGCCCTGAGCACCTTTATTGCCGTCACGGCCCTTTTGGCCCTTATCTCCCTCTCCCTTTTGACCCTTGTCACCATTGGTTCCAGCAGTGCCTTTAGGGCCCTGCTCTCCCTTGGGACCAGTAGCACCATCACTGCCTTTTTCACCTTTGTCTCCGGCACCTTTTTCTCCCTTGTCACCATTGGTTCCAGCGGTTCCTTTAGGGCCTTGAGCTCCTTTTGCTCCAGTGGCGCCTTTTGCTCCAGCAGTTCCGGCATCACCTTTGTCTCCTTTTTGGCCGCCTTCTCCGCCACCACCAGTAGCTCCTTTTTGACCCTTGTCGCCTTCAGGGCCTTGGTTTCCCTGGGGGCCTTTAGAACCAGTGCTTCCTTTGTCGCCCTTTGCAGAAGCGGCACCAGACGAGCCTTTAGTTCCCTTGGCTCCTTTTGAGCCAGGGAGTTGTTGAACCCCGGTGTTAGTAATCTCTACAACGAGGGGTCCAGGTAGGGTAATATCAACTTCTCCAGCCATGTTAGTTTGCAGCAATATCTTGAGTTACAGTGAATTGACCATACAAGTATGTAGTCACGGTATCTGGGTTAGGGGTTGGGTTTGTAGCTTGAATTTCGTACACGTAGGTGCCCGCAGTCACAAGCATATTAGTAGCGCTAATGGTAACCGTAAGAATACCAAGGGCAGTGCCAGTAACAGTAATGTTTGAACTAGAAATAACTAGTGGCCCATTGTCGTATTCCCGAACCTCCATTTTCCAAGTGTAAACACTCAAGTCAACAGCGGTACCGTTTGCGTCAGCAATGGTGGCAGTAAGAACAAATGTGTCTCCACGCCAACAGACAACATCGACCCGAGTGGCGATGCTTACGACTGCAGTAGGAGTTACGGTACAACAGGACATATTGCAAATTTATTGATTAGTTAGAGCATCCATTAGGCCGGGCTCAAACGACGGAGCCTCTCCTTGGCGCTGAGAAATCAACTTAGATTGGGCCTCCGCTTGCTTATTGATTCGGGCATCCTTTCGGTTTTCCTTCATCATATCAGTAGTCTCTTGAACCTGACCACGAACGACCTGAGAGCCTACAACAGCCTCGTTCTTGAGGCGCTGTAGCTCCATATCGTATGTGTGCTGAAGTCCCATAAGTTCAGCTTTTGATTGCGTCTCCAGCTGAATCTTCTGAGCTTCAAGCTGAGCCTTTATCTGCTCTGCTTGAATCTCTGCTTGAGAGGCTACTTGGGCAGCCTGAGCATTAGATTCAGCCTGAAGTTGGGCTTGCTGAGCCGCCTCGTCCATACGCTGCCGCATACGCTTCTTACGACGTACGACAAGCAAGCGCTCTGCTTGCTCTGGGTCTCTTAGCTGTCGGATAGCAATTGCGTCTTCAAGGTCGATTTCCTTTTGAGAAAGAGCCATGTTGATGTTCTGCTCAAGGTAAATCTTTGAGCGGTCATCCATCTCTCCCATCACAATGACACCAAAGTTGTACATCGACAGATTGTCAAACGACGTAAGAACAGCCATGTTGGTTTCCCCGATAGCATTCGTGTACGATTTGTATATGATGCTCTTGGGCGGGATTACCTGCAGACATTTAACGATGTCCTCACAGACCTTCTTGTAAAGCACCTGAGCGGCGTGCGTGATGTCGTACGTAGCATTGTTAGAGGCAGCGATAGCCTGCTCACGAACACCAACAAGAGCGTCTGCCTTAGGCGTGCTTGCATCAACAACTTCGTTGATTCCCGTAGCATCGCGAATCATGCGCAAGTAGTGGTTGTAGATTCCAACCAGCTGCTCAATGTTTCGGATAGAGTTTCCGATTTCGCGGACAGGCGGGTTCTGGAACCCGCCCTCTGGATTCTTTGAGCGGTAGTAGAATACACCAGTCTGCTCGTAGATATCTTGAATTTCCAGAGGCTGCAGTTCTCCACCGCGTCCGAGTTGTACGTTCTCAAGTCCTTCGATGTCAATGATAAGGCCATCAGGCTTAGCCTTAGCGATTGACTGCTGAATCTTCAAGTGAGTGATTTGCAGCATATCGCCAAAGCCGATGATGCTTGACACCATAGACTTCGGAATCATTCCGCGCAGGTTCGTGGCCACACAAGAGTATGAAAGACGAGCACGTGAGATATCGTGTACGTTTTTCGGGATATTCTTCTGGACTCCGTAGTTGAACATCAACTCCGTACCAATGACAAACACGCCTCCGTATACGGTGGCGTTTTTCATGTACACTGCCTCGCGGTCAAATACTGACTGCTGCGGCGCGTTGTAGTTGTGGCCCTTGTAGTAGAAACCGATGTTTCCAAACTTGGACTCCTTCTTCTCAAACACAATGTCGTCAACAGACATAAACTCAAAGTCCATGATTTGGACTTTGTACTCGTCGTATCCGTAGCGGTAGCGGTTGCTGATTGTCTCGTAGTTATAGCCCTGCGTAGCGTAACGAAGAGGGTCGTTTCCGTAGCGGTTCATAACCGTCTGCGCAATCTGCTGGTACTGCTCCTCCGTGAACTGATTTCCAGCAAGACGCTTGAGCTCCATAATGGTGACCGTTCGGAAGTGGCCGGCGTAGGTCAGCTCCGTCATGTTGGGGTCATCCGTGTAGTTATGGATGAAGTAAGCCGGGTCTACGTATTGCTCGCGGATTCCGTAGTTGGGGTCGTTGGTACGCTTGGTAACAGCAATACCGCAGGTAACCAAGTCCTCAACGCAGCGACGGTAGATGCCATCATCAAAGTCATTCCACGTAAGAGTCATCTCCGTGGCTAACTGTGCGGCAATTTCTGCGTCAGTCTTAACGTTGGTATCCAAGAAGATTTCGGTTTCTTCTGGGGTATCCGGCAGCGAATCTGGGTCTACTTTAACGGGAAGACCAAGAGCCTTTGCCTCTTGAAGAATGTCTTTGTTCTCAATGTGCAGAATAGCGACATTCTTTTTCTTGTCCTTCTCGCTACGAGAAAGCGGGTCTACGGCCTGCACCTGTGGGTAGGGCCTGCGCGACAGAATCTTGTTTACTACGATACGTACAAACTTTGGGATGATAGGCACTGGAGTGTAGTCCAGGGTAAGCATCGTTCCGTCTCCGTTGTTTGCGTCCAAAGAGCTGAGAATCTGTCGGTAGATTGACGTGTCCTGAGTCCCCTGTGCGTAGTCGCGGTTGTTCTGCATTTCATTGAACCGGCGACCGTATAGTGAGTTGTTGTAATCAACACCAATCCACTGCGCGTACATAGCCTTTGCATACTGAAGGCCATAGTTTTGCGACATTTTTTCTTCCGTACTCGCTAGCGGGTCGGGGAAGGTAGATTGGCCTTTTGCTGTATAATCTCTTTGCATATCCACTACGGGCTAATATGCAAATATACTTATTTGATTCACCGCAAGATGACCCGACCAGGCCTGAAGAATTTCTTAAGGTTGAAGTCTGCTTTTTCCTTTTTGACGGTAGCACCCTGCGCCGCCAAAAGCGCTAAACCACTGGAGATTGACAAGTCAAATGCAGTTCGGTCGTCCACCTTGAAGTTAATCCAGTCTTCGAGGGTCCTGTCGAAATACATCTTACCGAACTCAAGGCTCTCTTCATTAAGTCCTACGTGAGAGTGGATGTATGCCTCAATGGCCTGGGCATGGGCTTGGATGATGTCCTGAGAGTTTGAAGGAATCCCTTTCGTTTTTGTGCCTCCACCATAGCCAGAACCTAGGTGCTCTGGCCTGTTCATCAGGTAGTTATCGTATCCTCGTTGCTCAAAGTAGCGAGCGATACCGTACTTGTTGTTCTCTATTAGTAAACTATATCCATAAAACTTAGCCGCCATCAGCACATCCTCATAGAAGATTTTAGCAAGCGGAGGACGTGATGCATACTCCGCAACGAACATATTTGCCGGGTACTGCAGGTTGAATTTGTTGTAAATATGGCACGCGCCTTTAGAGCCGCGGCCATCTACAGTAGCGTCAATGTCGTAGGAGTCAACGCCTCCTACTCCAAGCCAATCGTTCTGTGGGCCCTGCTTATTTCTCAGCTCAAATGGCGGCATCCACGTAACTCGCCACCTTCCATTTGCGTCAGGCTTGAAGTAAACCTCCGTGTCCTGCTTCCCATCCTTCCAGACAAAGTTTCCTACAAGCACTGGATTGGGGTACAGCTCCTGATTGTACTGGATTTGCTCGTATATCTTCTGGACGTTGAAGACCGATGACTTTGCACTGTCGCGGAAGGCTTCTGCAGTGGTAAATGGGAACTGACGAATGACTTCGTTGAGTTCATAGCTGTCGCTGGCCAGGGCTTTTCTCTCGTTCTTCAAGAATGTCTTAGCCCCAATTTGTATTTGCTCTCCTTCTATACCAAGAATTGGTACTTCTGGGTCATCTATGACTGGATGTCCGTACTTGTCAAAGAAGCCCTCCATGGCTTCGTAAGCCGGGATGAAGATTGAGTAAAGTCCACTCTTGGTGCGTCCGTTTTCGTTGCGCTCCTTTGGGTTGCTTGAGTCGTATAGGTCACGAAACTGGCGGCCGCCCCTGTC